ATAACTTTCTAACGACTCATGTAAGAGGGTTACTGAAAAAAATCAGAAGCCCCTTGTAATAATAATGTAAACTCTTTACCTGATTTAGGATTATTGTACTTAATCAAATGTGATACAATTGGTAAATTTTCAAAGTACTTTCTTATCATACCAAACTGTTTTGTTGTTAAGTGTTCAACAAACTCATCCAGTTCTTCTTTTGATAGGTCATTAGCTTCAAAAACTTCTTCACCATTGTAAATTTGAGCAATACAATCTCTCACTAAATTATATGACAAATCTAATAATGTTTTTTTATTAGATATGTGATTAATAGTAGGTACTTTCATAATAACACCATAACCTGGTTCAAACTCTACTTTTGTTTCAAACTTTTTATCTAAATCAGGTTTTACATCTTCTATCTTTAACTGATAGTCAACTGTTACTGTATCATCATCTGGACACTTTAGTTTCATATCTATTGTTTCACCAACAGATTTACCTCTTATATTTAACCAAAGATATTCAAAATCGTACACAGGCAACTTTGTTACATCTGTCTTCGATAGTGTGCAATTTTGAACAATTTTAATTAAAGCATTGTTCATCTCACCTTCATCTCTACTTTCAACAGCCATTAATAATATTTTTTCTTCCTTAATCAAAAATGGTCTATATTTAATATTGACATTATTTGATAAAATCAGATCATATTCAGGCACTCTCAAAAATGATAAACTCATTATTTACTCCTTTATTAATAAAATATATCTCGTATAATTTTAGGGTCTGGAAGACCTTTCGGGAATACACGACCACCCGTAACTCTGCCTACAGGCAAATTCTTTTTAATTGTTTCATACACTTGACGACCTGCTCTACCTATTTCATTACCAATACCAAAAGGTAGGTTGTCTAATAAATTACCTTGTATCGCTGTTGTATTAGTTCTATATTCAAGTCTGTTTAGGGTATTAAATTCTTCAGTATTATCTTTTGCTAAAAAGTTCCATGCTGTTGTAGCATAATTTCTATATGTAAATGTAACACTTGTTTTTACAATTTGATTTACAGCATCGTAACTTAAAGGTGTGGCAGCAATTGTTTTAGGCCATACTTCATACATCTGTACTTGATATGATGAGAAACCTGATTGATCACCTAAACTTTTTCTTATTTCTTGTCTATCTCTTCCTGGGTCTCCTGAAGGTTGAAAATTTGCTAATGCAGCTGTAAATGTTTTTGTCAATGGTGTAATAGTAATCATACAAGGTGTAGCATAATCATCATAATAGCCAACATTGTGACTAATAGGATCAACTATCGAGTTTTGCCATGCCTCAAAAAACAATCTTTCTTCATAATTAATACTGGTATAAAATTCTAATGTTACTTCGTCATATTGAACACTTTTTGCCATTGCTCTTTTAGGACCATAATATGTTTCGTTGACATCATCTGTAATAGTTTTACCTGGAATAGAAACATTTGAGCAAAATATATCCATTCTTAACTGTAAGTTTTTTTTGATAGCATTTGAAAGTTTAGCACTTTTTTCAAGTCTTGCTGCTTGATTTTTTGATTGCATATCATTATAGATGGCTGTATCACCCAATACACTTCCTTTAGGACCATCTACTGTAACTAAAAATTGTGTAGGTCTAGCAAACCCACCTGCCTGTGTTATTCCTGATCGAAATACATTATAGACAGAATTATAATTAGAAGTGGCATTGTTTGCTGATATTCTATTATTAGTTTCTCTAGTACTAAATTGTGCTTTTGATGGTGGTATACCTAAACGTATATCTAAATCACCTATCTTTTTACCGACACTAATTAATGACATTAAATAAATCTCCTACTATCTGAATAAACTTGTGCTTCACTTGCCTTTTTAAATCTTTGTACAGGTAAGTATATTGCAACTGCAGCTTCATCTGCATTTATTCTTAAAAATCCTGTTTGTACATATGAATACAAATACTTTTTAATTGTTGGTTTTACAATTTTTATATTTTTTACATCATCATAAGTTACATCAAATTTTGTTTTACTATCAAATCGTTGATCTGTAGCAGTTGCCTGCATACGTTCTAATAGTCTAAATCTTAACAACGGTGGTAAGTAGTGAAAGTTCATACCCATAAAACCACCCTTTATAGGTTCTAATGGCAACACTAAAGGAAATATATCGTAATACGGTAAAGTCTTTCTAAATTTAGGATTGTACCCAAATAAATTCAATCGTCCTACACTAGGTCGACCATTAAGTTTACCTTGTCTAAACAGTTGACCTGCTGTAGCACCACTAGCAATCTTATTTACTTGTGATCTATACCATGTAGCCGATCTATCACTATCGCCTGCTTTTACTTTGATTGTATCAAATACGCTTGCCATACTACTATTTATGTTAGAAATAAATAGATTTATGAAGAAGATTAAGAAGTTAACTAATCCAGATAAACGGCCTTATTCAGGTAAGTTCAAACCCCTCAACCCACAAAAATATAAAGGTAATGTTAATAACATAATCTATCGTTCAAGTTGGGAAAAGAGATTCATGGGTTACTGTGATAAAAATAAAGATGTGTTAGAATGGGGTAGTGAAGAAATAATCATATACTATCGTTCTATTGATAATCGTCCTCATAGATACTATCCTGATTTCTATATGAAAGTTAGACAATCAGACGGCACATTTAAAAAGTTTGTTGTAGAGATTAAACCTAAAGCACAAACACGTAAACCTAAAAAACCTTTACGAGAAAGTCGTACTTATAAAAACGCATTGTTAACCTATGAAAAAAATAGAAGAAAGTGGTCTACGGCATTTGCATGGTGTAATAAACGAGATATGAAATTCGTTATACTTACCGAAGACCACTTAAAGACTTTTTAGTCTTCTAAAGTTTCAGGATCAATATCCCATAACTTTTGTTCTTCTTTATTAACATAAAGAGGTGGTTGATCGTATCTAACAACTTTGTTCATAGGGAATTCATATTTTAATTCTTCTAACGATGGTGTTATTCCATATAATTTTATCTTATTTGAAATTTTAACATCACCTGAAAAGTAATTTTTTAATAAATTTCTATAATTGTTAAATTGTTCTCTACCATCATCAACGGTTTCTTTCCAAGATTGTTCTGGATTTGAACCTTCAAGGTAACCGTGATGTAGTATTATTCTTAACTCTTTAAATTTATCTGCGTCTTTTAATAACTCAACTTTTTTTGCAGCTCTTATAATTGTTTTAGCAGGTGTTGCAGCTGAAGTTATCAAATAATATATACCATCTTTTTCTGAATCAATATAATTATTTGCCTTTGCCCAATTAGACGCCGAGTTTTCATCGTGGGTAACAATCTGATATTTACTATTGTCATTAATTGCTTGTAAAACAATTTTATCAATTGTAGATTTTTGCCAATTAGGATTACCTATGAGTTTTGCTTCTTTTCTATAAATTGTATCCATATCATCATAATCTAACTGATCTTTTATACCTAATTCTACTCTATTATTAATTAAATGCTTAACTACGTCTAATTTACTAATAGGTGAAGCAGGTTTTGTTGGATTATTTTTTAAATTACCCAATCTACTGTAACCAAGATTTGATTTACATTTATAAACGTCAACTAAAAAGTTACTCCAACCTTGTTTTTGCATTTCATGGTATTTACCTCTACCATCTATAATGTAATATTTACCATTACTTTCGTCTATTTTAACAGATATTAAATGTTCTCTTAAATCATAACCATTTTCTAATGACCATTTTAACTCTTGCCTATTTTGATTTTTAGCTCTTATTTGTTGAATAGATTTAGAAACATCATAACTACCATCTGCAAATTGTGTATCTAAATTAATTTCACTTGCTTCTAGCAGTATTGGTTCTGGTAAATATTCTACACCTTCAGGTAAACCTTTACCATAAAACTCTGGATGATTTTCTCTTGGATTGTATTTTAGTGATTTTTGTATATCGGCCTTTGTAAATGAATTACCAGGCATTATTATATAGTCTGACATATTGTCTCCTTTTATTGTTAATAAAGTTGTAGTCGTTTATAGAAAGTCATTTATAGACTTGG